ATCTCTCACCAACACGGAATTGAATACCTTCTCTTGTTTGGTTTGTAGTAGTTGTAGTTGTCTTCTCTTTGAAAGTAGTAGTTGTATCAAGGAAGTTGGTTGTTGTAGTGATTGGAATACCTCTACCACAAACATACTTACCTCTCTTAGTAGATTTACCAGTAACTTTAGTTTTCTTTTCCTTGAATAAGGTAGGTCCTAGAGAGGAGCTCTTTCCTGTCCAAGTTGTTTCCCATGAACCCCAATCTACAGGTGAAAGACCAGTGTTACTGTCAGCACCAGTAATTCCCATAGTAGAATTGAAACTACCTTCAATATCATATGTTGCAGTAGTTCTTCTAGTTTCAATCCATGTGTCAGTGCCTGGATTTAGTTCAACTTGACCAATCCAGTTTACAACAGCAAATGGGTTTACATTCTCAATACGAGTTGCAAAGTTGTTTTCTAAGTAAATTGTATCATCATAATTCAAACATACAACGTCACCAATTCTTCTGACGTTTGCATCACCAAGATCTTCGACAAATCTATAATCAGCAGTTGGATTTGAAGATGTAGCTGCACCCACAATCGCTTCTGAACCTAGTAAAAGGTCAATAGATGTTGTGTAGTGTTGTGGTCTTAATCTACCCTCTGTTGGGTCAATAGATGCCTTATACTGACGATTAGTTACATCACCACCAGCTACAGATTTGAAGTTATCAACAAAGAATCCAGACTTGAATCTGTCAAGATTAGTTTGTGGATCACGAAGAGACATATTTGAAGTCTCCACCTCAAGAAGAGATAGTGATGTGTAGTATTCTATATTCTTAACTCTACTCTCAATGGTAGCAATATCCTTCATTCGGAATCGCTTATGTTGATTGACTGTTATTTCTGCTTCATTAGGATCGTACAAGTATGGTGGAAGCTGAATAGTTGCAACTTCTAAAGCATTATCAATAGTGTTTGGAAGTTTTGGTAATTCAGATGGAATACCCTGAGATAGAGTGAATATACCTTCTTTACTTAAGTACAGTTTGTCTATTCTTCCAAGATAATATTCGTATGATACGTTGAATGACTTATCCTTTGCAACAACATGAGATGAAGATGATGTGCCAGGAACAAATTGTCTTCCTTCAAATTCCCAAGGAGCTTTACCAGCAACAATAGATGTAACTCTAGGTCTTAAGTCAATAATATCAGATGTTGGAATAGATCCAACAAAAGGTATAACATCCTTATAGTATTTCTTTTCATAAGAGTTTACAGTTACAAAGTCGCCTGGATCTGAACCATCGATCACAAAATTATTATAGACGATTGTAAGTCTTCTTGTAGGTGATTCTGTGTTCTCTCTTCTGACAAGTGCAGAGAAATCAACATAATCTAATCTTTGGCCTGGATCAAATGTGTAGTTATCTCTGATATCTCTATCGCCTGGAATGAATGATTGAACAACACCCCCAACTCTAGTTTCTTCAAATACAATCTCTTCACCAATCTCAAAAGAGTTTTCGTTTTGAGTTACAAAACTTACTTCGTTAGATCCGTTAGTTGAAACTAATACAGCAGATGCACCAGATGTCTTACCAACAATATTCTCACCTACTACAGTATTAAGAATATTAGAGTTTAGATTGGTAAGTTGTAGAATCGGAAACTGAGGATCACTAGTGGATGAAGATTCTAATACAGCAAGAACTTCTCCAACATCACATACTCCAAGAGAGATTCTTTCATCTTGAACTCTGTTACCAAATGTGGTGTCATATGTAAGACCATCATTTAACTTCATTAATCCAGTGCCTGACTGGGTTTTTGCGGACTTATTAAGTGTATAAGTTGTAGCTCTCTTGAATACCTTAGATTTTGGTTTTACATTTACTTTCTTCCAAGTTACTGTCAATACAGCAGCACCAGAAGCACTATCTAATCCAGCTAGAGTTACAGTTCTACCACTAGCTGTAAGTTTTTGATTGGTTAGATTTTCTGTTTTACCAGTTGTCTTGAATGTGAGGTTATAATCTTCTTCATCAAATGGTTCTAGTGTAAGGTCAGCATCAGTTTCTAATGTTCCACTGAAGGCATTACTTGCAACTGTAATATTATATGATTTCTTAAATAAAATATCAGCACCATTTGTATCTACACTAGCTACATTTGGTTTTGTAAGTTCACTGAATAAGAATGCTTGAGAGTTATTTCTAACTTCCAATGTAACCTTGAATAGATCGTTTGCAGATATCTCGGCAACAGGTAATGCACCAGAACATACATTCTCAACGTTTGTAGTAGCCTCAAGACTGATTGCAAGAGCATTTACACCTGTAACTCTATTATAAGTTGGAACTGAATTACCAGCAACACTATACTGGATAATATCACCTGTTTTGATACCAGAATTTACGAAACTTGCACTAGGAGATGATATTGTAGATGCAGCACCAGAAGCAGCACTAACAGTAAACTGTGTTGCAACAGGAGCAATGAGATGACCCAAATCCAAAATAGGATCAGCAGTAAACGGATAGTTAGTCATATCGTTACTGACTATCTGTTTAACATCATCTATGCCATAGTCTTCTACTTCTAAAACACTTCTATTTGAAGTAACACCATTAAAGAATAATTCTTCACCAACTTGGAAATTACCAGAAACCTGATATAAAGTCACCTGTGTAGAATTACTTGCAGAAGTGTAGGCATATCCAGCTGCACCACTATTCTGACCAGTAATATATGTTGGACAGTTTACATAAGTTCCAGCATTTAATTGTAAGTATGTGAATGTCTGAATATCATATAAAGAAGTTTCAAATACAGTTGAAGAATCTGCATATCCAACATTCTTCAATTTCATATCATAAACTCTAGCAACACCAACTTGTTCTCCGTTTGATGTGCCAACAGTAGAAGTTCTCTCGTTGAATAGTTTTACATAAGAACTTGTACTAATACCTATTAGTGGAGAACCATATACGTTATTAACTTCAACTTGTCTACCAACACTAAAAGGCAAAGACTCATTGACAATCTTTGCAGTAGTTCTTGGTTTAGGAACATCAACAGTTGTTGTATTAAGTGATTCAATTTCAAATCCTTTAACGTATGCCTTACCAGGCCCTACAGAAAGACACAATAAATCCTCAGAAGGAACATTACCTTGTTGAGTTAGTTGATTATCATAATATGCACCATCATTTCCAATTCTATTATTGATACACTCTCTTGTTGAAATCGGGAATGGTTTTACATAGTAATGTCCTGATTCATCAAATGTCCTTCTTGCTAACTCATCACGGATAAGATTAAAAGTACTCTCACCAGCTTTTACAAACCTCTGTAGAACACCATTTTCAACTCTCATCAATTCTACAAAGTTCTCATCATTTAGATCTGTAAGAGACTTCTTGATTAAGGTTGTAGATAGTTTAAATCTATCAGCACCAGGCGCTGCAAAGTTTGAGAATCCTCTTGCATTATCATATAGATCGTTGTCACTAGATGAAGCAGTTACGAGTTCTTCTTTTACTAGTAAACCAATTCTGTATGAAGGGGTATTACTATACTGATCTAGAATAACTGTAGAATCACCAACAGTAACAAAGAATCCCCTAATAAAGTAAATACCAGTGGCAATCTTTGCTGCAGCACCAGTTGCAGTGGCATTTGAAATAATTGTTGTTGCAAAACTAGCACCAGATCTAATACTTGATAGAGAATAGTTCATATCCTCTTCTAGTAGTAAGTTCTCTCCGTCTGCAAAAGTCTTTCTTGAGAAATCAGTGTCACTAGAACTTACATACTTGATGTATAGAGTGTATGCTCCCTTGACTGATGTTCTATTATCAATATAAGTTTCTATCTTAGCAGTAACACCACTAGTCTCACCTTTGATTTTTTTATTTTTTAAGTTCTCTAAGTAAAGAGATACAGGAATACCTAAGTGACTATCATCAATTTGAACACAAGTATATTCATTATCATAAGCAAGTTGGCCTGGAATTATAACAGAACCTTCTTTAAAGAAATGCTTACCAAACTTTTCAACCTGATTCTGTAGAATAGATTGAAGTGTAGTAAGTTCCCTAGACTGTACAGGTAAGCCTGGTTTGAATAGTACCCTTTGATAATTTTTTAAATCACTAAAATCATCAAAGTATGGAGATGAATTTAAGTTGGTATTCTGTGGCATTTGCTTTTAAAACTCCAGCACTATTTTGATGTCTTCCTTCTGACTAGCAGATCTTGGGATTGCAGTTCGATTATCAATATAAATTATTTCACCTGACTTAGTATTAAATTCTGCTGATGATATACCAGCACTAAAACTCATACCAAGTTGATAGACTTTATTATTTATCGAGGTACTGACACCGTTATAGTTGGTATCAACAGATAGTAAAGAACCACTAACAGATGATCCGCTAATAGTAACTCCATATCCAACATCAGGAGTTGAAGTAAATGGGATAACCTTAAATCCAGTTTCACTAGATGCAAGACCCATTGGTTGATAATACTTCAATACGCCAGTTACTTTATCCCATGACGCTACATATCCAATCGCAGTCGATCCCAAACCAACTGTTTGAGTAATTTCAGAGTCAACAGCATAAGTTGTTGATGTTGTAATACCACCAAGTTTCAAAGCTTTTAATCCACTCACCATTGCAGTGTCTAGTAATTCTGTATCACTACCAAATACGGTGGGATTTTTTATTAGTCCAACCCTAGCAAAATCATTACCTTCAATAATGTCAGGGTTAGTTTCTAGAGTTTCAAATCTAGAGTATAGTAGAGCTCGATACGCACCAAGTTCTCTATAGATGTCGTATCCATGACCACCTTTAGGTGGAACAATAACACTAAAGTTTGCTACAGATGTCGTTCCGATTCCTGTATTGGTAAGGTTAGCAAGTACTCCGCCAGACTCACTGCCTGGAGCGCCTGGGAAAAATTGTATTGATCCGTGGGTATATCCTTCCCCTCCGTCAGTAACAAATACTTCAGATACTTTTCCGAAAGAATCAATCGTAATTGTAGCCTTTCCTCCTGATCCATCTCCCAAAATGGGAACATTCGCAAATGAGGTGGAGATTGGTTGGTAGTTAGCACCTCTATCATTAACCACAACCACTTCGATCTTTCCATCTATAGCGTTAGCCTTTGTTGCAACAGTCTCCCCTTGTGAGCCCCAGTCTTCGGGCACTGGAATATATTCAATAGAGTCAAATTTAACGATTTCGGATGGTTTAATCGTATAAAGGTATTTCCAAACATAACCATCGCCACTAGTGCCAGCTGCCCTTGGTTCAAGGTCAACAAATGTGGGTTGGTCATATGATGGCCTTCCCTTTGGGTTCTCAGGGTCTGATCCATTTTGGAGACAAATGTAAACTTTCAAGTCCTCATTGACTATGTAGTAATTTGCATCATACAAACTACCTTGTGAGGTGATTGGTGTGAGATTGTAGATATTATAGTCATGTCTATACATCTCATATGTTGTACCAGCAACCCAGCTAACTTTCCTAACAAGTCTACGAACATCCTTATCAGTAACCTTCTTCATTGCAATGATAGACTCTTTGATAGAGTACTCCTCTTCAAATCCATCTAAAGGTGATGGTGTATTAGTAGCCCAATCGACAGTACCGCCTGCTTTCGGTTCAATGGAATTAGGCAATCCCATAAAAGCATAATACTTATTTACTGTAGATCCGACACCAACGAAACTTTGTACAAAAGTCTCAGCGTTCAGAATCCTAAACTGTTCGGATATAATAGCAGGCATTTTAAAAAAACTAGTCTTTAGGTTTATTTAGTGGTTAAGTTAATGGTTTCTTTCTGGAGACCACTGCAGCAGTGGATAATCCAACATTTCCATTCAGAG